GGCATTGAGCTCGACGTCGCCCCTAGCCATCTACCGCCACGTACTCAGGACCAGATATCGACCGGACGCATCCTCTTCCGTGTAGGACTCCCGGAGGATATCGGCACTCATCGGGGTCATCCGTATCCCCGCTCTCTGCTCCAGTTCCAGCCGCTCGCCCTGGGCCTCTCGCATCATCTCCCTGTATGCCTGTCTCTCCTCACCCCTTGACTGACGCGAGAGCGCCTGGTAGAGCCACTCAAGAGCGCGGGCCACTATCAGGTCCACCCTCGCCCCATCGACCTCCACAGTGGCCGTGTCAGAGGCGGGCCGGGAGAGGTAGTCGCGACCCTCGATCCGGAGAATCCTTCCGGGTTTAGGGGGGTTCCCGTGACCAATGGGGCGGTAGGGACCGTCCGGGGCACTGGCGTCTACCTGCTGGGAGATGAACGCGGGGTCCCCCACCAGCGTCGTGGGCAGGGTGTATCGGTGAATGGGGTCAATCCAGGCCACGACGAGGTCGAAGTACCCGGTCTCGCCCGATGCCACCTCGCATGAGATCATGATCTCAGTGGCGTCTGCGGGGATACCAGCATCGATGTAGTGAACCGAGGGGCCCTCCCACTCAGCGTCCCCGCTGTGATAGGGGCCGCTGGTGAAGGACGAGCCATCAAAGGATACCCGGAGGCGGGAGGAGTCCGATGCGTCGTCCCACACCCAGCCGCGAACCCTCAGGGTCTTGCCCACAATCTGATCGATGTTGACGGTGAGAAACAGGTCCTGCTCCAGCCCCTCCACCGCGCCGGTTGCGGCGATGCCAGCGGACTGGGAGCCATGCACGAACCGGGTCGTTGAGGCCGACTTAGAGGGGGACCCCTTGTCCGTCCAGCTCGTGAATGTTCCGGTCTCAAAGGAGGGGTTGAGGAGGAGGTTGTCAACGATTAGGGTCTCATCCCGTATGGGAAGGTACAGGCTCGGGAACAGAAGCTCTATGGCCCGCTGGATCGCATTGCGCTTCAGGACGGGGCTGATCTGGTGCCACAGATAGCTGGATGCCGAAGTGGGCGTGACCGAGAAGTTGCTGGTGACGGTCAGGACCTTGGTGGAGGCGTTGTACCCCGATGACGCTATCCTCCTGATGTCACCATCCGCGTCCCCGGACGTGATCTCGACCCAGCCCTGTATGCCGTCTGTGTCCTCAGTAAAAAACGCCAGATCCGCATCGGTGAGGGTGGCGGACCCAGAGGCGGAGGAGGTGAGGCTTTCGTAGTCTCCAACGCTCTCGCTTAGTCTCTGTTCTAGAACCTGACGTGTGGTAGTAGCCATTTAGACTATCCGGCCATCGCGTGAGCCCGACGTGGCAGCAATCCGCTTACCGTAATCGGCGTCAACGAGGGCCGCTGCCTCCCATCCTTGCTTAACTTGACAATAACAAAGCCCCGGAGAGCAACGTAAATCGGGCGGGTGGTAGCTAAGTACCTTTGTCCACTCATTCCGGCACTGCCTGCCCGTGGAAACGCCAGAGATGAGCCCCCTCAGCCCTGATCAGGGTTATCGCTGCGATCAGCATTGATACTCCCGTATGCTATCTCAACTTGATGGCCACATAAAACCCATACCCGGGGAAAACGGCCGGCCCATCGTTCCCTCGCTGTACCTGACGTAACAAACCGCGGGAGAGCCACGCGACCCAATCGGCACTGCCTCTCCATGGTGACGCCAGAGATGGCCCATCTCTGCCTTGACGAGTGCTGCTCGTGCGGTAGCGTCCGTCTCTCCCCGGCGGTAACGGACGATCCACTCGCACAGTGAGCACCCGCCGATCATGGAGTCATTACGGCGGCGATATGGACACCTCGACGTTATCGATGATATTGGCCGTCTTGTAGATCGTCGAGGTCGCAACGACGAATTCCTTCGAGGCGAAGCCATTCCCGAGACCCACCTCAAGATACTCGACGTCTATCGTACCCGCCTTAATGCGCGAGAGAAGACACTTGCCGCCCTTGGTCAATAGGTTGGAGAGCCTCATCACATCAACTTTCCCGTTGACATTACTAGTCGGAGCGCCGATACGAATCATGTCGTAAGTACCCCCAGAAGTGGTCATGCTATCGGCCCTATTTCCGCCGCCGATTGCCCTGGCTCTGGGAGTCCCCGCCACTGGGGCTATCGACTGCCCGTCCGAGGCGTTATACCTAATATTGAGTACATGAGATTCCACGTCTGACATCTCGAACGTGTCGCATCGCCACCTATCGATGATTAAATGGCCGACCTCAAGCCACGTCGCAGTGAATCCTGACGAGGCTGCGGTGCCACCGATCACCACCGTATTAGTCTGCCCGCTCGGAAGCGTGGAGCCGCTGAACGCCGTGCCGATTGTCACGTTCTCAATGACGATCTCCCCCACGCTGGTAGCCCCTAAATCCACGCGCAACGTGTTATCAGAATCGCTGTATAGGACGGGCACATCTCCCGGCGCCGAATAGACACCCGCATCACCACGAGAGAACGAACGGCCCTCCAATACCTCCGCGGCCACATACCCCCCACCCGCTACGGAACCTGCAAACAGTAGCCCTATCGCCATCTGGGGATTAAGGCCCATAGCCCGTAGGAAACTATAGGGAGATTTAGCAAGGGTGAAGGCCAGACGCCACTTAGCCGACTCGGCCTGTGCATACGCGACCTTGTCGAGGACCCAGTCACGCTTGCCCCGCAACCAACGGTACATCCTAGTCATTGTCAGAAGCCAACACATCCTTCGCCAACGCGATGATGCCCGCCCCAGCCAAAGACGCTATCTCAAGATGCGACAACTTCAGCCCAACTAAACCCAAAGCGAGTAATGCCAGAATCGCTACCATCACCTGGGGTCGTATTTTACCCAAATACCTACTAATGCCCACTGAGTACACCCCTCCCCTAACCATTATGAAAAACGCCAGACCCCACTAACAACAGCACCAGTATATACCACCCCACCAATTACTCAGCACAACCTCGGTCGAATATTAATTCATTCGCCAACTTCTGCCCTCAGTTCTTCCAAGGTAATCCAGTCCTCGGAGGAAGTGAGTGCCGCCCTGGTTCGCTCTACAAAGGCTTTGTCGGCGAAAAAGCTCTTCCTGATCGATTCAACTTCATCATCTTGCTCGAAGGTCAACACTTCATACTGCTGAGCCTTCCTCAGCATACGCCAGAGACCATACAACAGGGAACATACGGCAGGGCGCATAAAATATTCACGAGGACCCCACATACTAACGTCGGTGCGACCGGGGCATGCCCTACCTCTCCCCAAGCCTACGGAGTATGGCTAGCAACTATTAGTGGTCAGTTCATACACACGCTGGAGGCGCTTCCGGTCAGCCAATTATGGAGCCTGTCGATTTACTGTAAAGGATACTTCCACAGCTTTGGGGGAAACACCCCCAGGACGCTCCAGAGTAATGGTGATATTTGTATTTGTGTCTGTGGACGAGGCCACGACGCCGTCGGTAGTAGCCTCAGCAGACAGGAAGAGTTCGACTTTAACTGGCCTCACGCCGAGTGTATGGGCCACAGTCTTTTGACTACTTCCAGATGCAATGGTCGTAGAGCCCTGTTCCTGGATGATCCAGCCCGTAGGTACTGCGCTAACTCCAGCAGTCTGATTACTGTCTATTTTCGCCTGTGCGTGGAACTCCACCTCACGCCAGACATAGTAATCGGCATCAGGAAAAACGACACAGAACTGCATTAACCCAGCGTGGGGCTTACGCATCTCCCAGGTCAGGGCGGTGCCATGAGCTTTAGTTCTAGGCGAAACATGAGACATCCCTATACCTCCTGGGCGAAGATATCGACAGTACCGTCCTGAAAAACCGCAGCCAGATCGGTGAGGCTACCGCCGCCCACCACGGCGTAGACACGTACTTTGTCACCAGCGGGAGCGCCAGGGGCTGCTATTTCAGTAAGTTCCAAGTATCCGTCAAGAACCAGGAGATTTGAGCTATTTGTCACTGAAACATTCTGATTGACGCTCACTACGGCCGGGCGGACGCTAATGATCTCATTCCCGTCTGCAATGAGGCCTAGCCTGTCTGCTGAACCCCCGCTCCCAATACCTAGGCCAACCTGAGCCCTGTCGGGTCGGAGCGTAGGAGTGGTGGCGTCGGCCGCATCATCGATGATAGCGGGGCCTGTTGCAGTGTTCATTAGAATGGTGGAACTAAGCCCACCGCTTGATCCCATTATATTACCGCCTTGTAGAAGATTGAGCAGTCGAAGGTGCCAGTGATACGGTCAAGGGTGATGCCGCTACTGGCATCTATCCCCCCGGGGCCGAACCACTCCCTGGCGGACTCATTGCCGTTCAGCTCGACCGAGACCAGCTCGGTGCCGCCGGACACGTTCGCTCCGTGCATGATACGGAAGGCGGCCACGGCCGGGGTTCCCGCTGTCTCACGGGCACTGAACCCCATTAGCACCAGGTGCGCCGTTGCAGCAACGGCTGGCTCAACATCGCCTGTCACATTAGCGTTTACGTCCACCGAGGCGGGCGTATCGACTAGGCGATCGGCTCGATTCATAATCGTACCGGGCATTATGGCACCTCCACGTAAATGGCTACTTGCAAATCAGTTATGGCAGTGAAGGTGTGGGCGGCCCGAATGACACACTGGAAGTACAGGGAGCCCTCACGGGCCCAGAATGGCAGACGGACGCCGCTCACCGTGCCAAGGGCGTTATCATTGAACGCAAAGTAGTCACTGACACGCACCGCGCCCATCGCATAGGCCAGCTCTGCGTCTGTGGGATCGAGGGCCGCGTTGTCTGTGGTGCCCCCGATGTCGTTGTTGTCGAAGAGCACCAGATCAAACACAGGGTACTCCTTGTCGCGGTCCTGCACGACGATCCCAACGACGTACCCGTGCTCGGGCACGCTGCTGAAGGAGCCCTTAGATCCCAGGGCGTCACCGGCGGCATAGGCACCGGTCTCAACACCCAGGTCAACGAATGGTGATTTCCAAATACGCAATGCGAGATACCTCCTCTCCGATTAGGCCTTCCTGGCCTCAATCGTGCATTTACTTCTTAGGCTTACGCTTTAGATACCCCTACAGGCTGCGTGTCGGGCTCTTTAATGACCTCAGAGGCCTCCACCAGCGCCTGCAAGCGTGCCACCTCTGAGCGCAGGATCTCAATCTCCACCTGGGCCTTCCCGTAAAGCAACAGGACTTGGTCTAGTCCGATCTGCACTCCGTCACCTCGCCGCCGTACTCAACTCCCGGTGGGGCCCTGGGCCTGTCGCGTCAGAGCAGGAAGGTCTGCTAGCATTTTCTGAGCGTGGATAATCACGTTGGCCAGGGCGCTGGCAGTGTCTGGACCGATCTCACGCTTGGCCCGCAAGTGAGCTACGGCGACGATCGGCTCTGACCGTGGGGTCGCCTCTACCTTGGGTAGTCCGAGCAGTTCCGACGGGTCTATCTCCAACCAGCGACAGATCTTTCCGAAGGTTGTCAGGTCCGGCAGCTTTCCGGCCTCAATGCGGGAGAGCGTGGCGGGGCTCGTGCCGATCTCCCTTGCCACCTCCCTCAGCCCCCTCGTGCCCCTCCGTTCCCTGACCATAGATCCGAGGTTTTGGAGGGTGATCCTGCCCACGGAGACCTCCTTGTTTTAACTGTAAGAAAAGACCGCCATTCCCATCGCCATTACGCAGCCAGCCTTGCCTCCAGGGTCTCGATCTTCCTGTACATCTGCCTCATGGCAGACCAGGTGAACCACTGGGCCGAGGCCATGTTGATTCCAGTCCAGGGGGAGCCCTCAGCGTCCTGTGTCATGGAAAGGACACCAATGTCGGCCAGGTGCCGCATGGCAGGGCTCTCCTGTAGGTTGTGCGGCAGGGCCTGAAGAGCCAGGTCCAATGCCTGCGCGTCGTCGTGCCACGGGGCCTGAGTACCATGGCATTCAAAGGGGTCGCTCCTGTTCTCGCCGCAGGTCTCGCAGATATAGTCGAAGGTGCCTGTCGGGTGAGTGGCGTTGTAGGTTATGACCGGGGGTGCGGCATCAGTGATGCGAATGGCGTCCTCGTCCCCAGTACCAAGATCACCGCCCGCGCTTATGACAAAGGTATCCGAGGAACCATTGTCGATACCCATGGCCCACTCAGCGCCATCTGTTAAGAGAAACTCCAGGACCGCATCGCCCGCGCCGTCCTGCTCTACCCGAAGGCCAGCAGTGGTCTCAGTGTCATTGCGGTAAGCAGTTACTAGGGGAGAAGAGGTGCTGAGTCTCAGCAGCTCGATAGGATCAGAGGCCCCGCCAATCCCCATCCACACTTCAAGAGTGTTGTCCTCTCGGTCGAAGTACCAGCCGCGGTAGGATGAGCTTACTGGGTCGGTCATTGTCTACCTCCTAATGCAGAAAGTCTGCACTTGAATTAGGGGTTGCTAACAGGGTCCGCCTCTGGGTGCTTTGCCTCCATGTGCCGTGCTAGATTATGCTGCTTAGTTTTGCCCTTGCCCACAAACATCCGGCTGGGCTCACACCGGGTACAGACAAGGTCGGCCTCGCTCGTCGGGACCGGCTGTATTCCTGCCCGCTGCTCCAGGGAAACAAGGGCCATCTCAGCCAGGTCACCCTGAGATGGGGGTTGGGGAGTCTCCTCAACCAGGTCGTCCTGAGGGGCGGGGATGTGCTGTTCAATCCGTGGCGTCGCCTGAACCGGTGGCGCCGCCTGAGACCGGGCAGTCCCGGCCTCCACCCTCTGGGCCATGAGCTCCTTCATGAAGGCCTGCTGGGTCGCAATGCTCTCCCTCTGAAGACTAAGCCCCTCCTCCCTCGCTCGCTCCTCCTCGTCCCTCTCCATGGCATCCCACGCACGCTTGTGTGACTTGCGAAGGTGCTGGTACAGGGCGTCTAGGTGAGGGATGTGCTGCTTTTTACACTCCTTAAACCCCATTGTCTTGACGGCAGCAAACCGCGGGTCATCCGGGGCATTGGGGTTCATTGGGCAGTGCCAGTCCTCCCCGTGATTAGGGGGGATCTTGGGGTCAGTGCGGGTGAAGGCCAGTGACCCGTCCGGGTGCTTCTTCCGAAAGGTCTGCCACAGCAGCCACCATGGCTGTAGGGAGGTGTCCCCCGTTTTGGTATTCCAGACCCGCACGTAGCCCTTGTAGCGCAGCTCACTGAGCCTCATGGCCAGGGGGGCCTCTGTGGAGGGCGCGTTGATGATGTCGCCCTCCTGCATGAAGGAGTCCGGGGTCACGCCCTCCGGGCTTTCAGGAGCGGCATCTGCCTCCCCCGCTACCAGGGCATCCCATTGGGCCGCTGTCTCTGTCGTCATGGCCTCACCAGGTTTCCGCCGGCGGCGAACGTCGATGCGTGTCGTGCCAGCTTTTTCGTTTCCTCAATGCTATTCCGGTACAGGCCCTGTAGGTCTCCCAATTCCTGCACGCGGTGCGGGGGCCGGGACCGCAACTCCTCCGCTGCCTCCTGTAGCTCCGCAACGGTGTGGTAGGCCTGCCCCTTCCCGTTATCCCCCACCACGCCGCCCAGCATGTTGAACAGGTCGGCGTGGAAGCCCTTGGCCGGCCCGAGGCGCACATACGCGGTGACGAGCCGGTCCCTCCTGACGACCTTGAGGACTTGAAAGCGGTCCTTGCCCCTACCGTCCTGGGCCGGTAAATTGGCCTCAGCCAGGTAGAAGCAAGGCTCATCAGCACTGACGACCACGGTCGTGGCCTCGGCGCCCTGCTCCGCCTTAAACGCCCCCCTGGGGCCGAGGGTCAAGACTTAAGCCGTCCAGTCACGATTCGCCCTCACCAATAGGTAGTCTACGTCGAAGATGGCAAGCTGAGTAGTGTTGGCGGCGGCGGCCAGGCACACAGCCATGTTAGTAGTGGTCGAGGCGGCTCCAGCAACGGTCTGCTTGAGATTGCCATCTATGTACCAACGGGCCGTTCCGTTACTATCAACCTCCAGACGAAGAACCTGCCACTCGCCGGCTACTGCGACATTGTTTAATTGACCGTCAGTAGTGGTGGTCGAGGCAGTAGTAGTCCCGCCGCTATAGATACCGTGCCAGTCCCCGGCGACGGTTGTAAGTTCGTCACTCAGGTAAAACCCAACAAGGTCTGCTGGCATAGTAATGGTGGTGGCCGATGCGTTTATCACAATGTCTTGGAGCTGCTCGTCAACCGAGAGGATGCTCGTCAGCCCAAAGAATATCTCCTTGGTGTCGAGGTCTGGGAGTTGCACCCTGGCCTCCAGCACAATCGGCCCCATCAGGGCAACGTCAAGCCCGATGTGTGTTCCGATGAAGGTCGTGTCTGCGTCGTCGTTGGCAGATGTAATCGTGATAACGCCAGACAGGGCGTCCTTCCCTGCAATCCCAGCGTCATTGTCCTCGAAGCCCTCGCCCCCAGCGTAGAAATCTCCCAACTGGGCGGTGTCGGCAGTCAAGGTCAGTACGTTGCTCACCCCAAAAAAGTCGTTAAAAAGTTCGATCTGTCCCTGAGAACTCTGAGGCATTTTACTTCTCCTTGCCGCTGAAAGTTGTTACTGACAGACTTCTCGTCTGCACACGTTTCAGGACCGTCGATTAGGGTTACGTACAGGACTATGCGGGTGCTGTGGCGTCCCCTATGAGCTCAAACGACCAGTTTCCCGCGCTTCTCTCCCCATAGGCGTATGAGTCGGTTAGGAAGAGGCTGTTCCCCCCGCCTGCGATGTGGGGCTCCCTGCGGGTCTCGGTACGGAGCGCCATCTCGCTCACCAGCACCCATGCTGACTTGGCGAAGACAAAGTTCTTGGCATCGCCAGCGCCATCAATGGCGATGTTGCCGTCCTCGAGAATCGAGACACTCGCTATGGGCAGGTTGAACCCGCCCTGGAACACCGTGGCGGTCGAGCCCTCCGGTATGGGGTAGGTTCCGATGCCCGCCACGAGCTCATCAAAGAAGTCCTTGATGCAGAAGCCGTGGAACACACCGCTGATGGGCATGGGGCCCGGCTCCGTGGCATTGGAGGTAATGCGATACCGTGCGCTGGCAATGTCCCCCACCTGAAGGGGGGTGTTTGCCGTACCCAACTGCGTTGTTGACCCGTCCATCGCCGTGAGGCCGTCCTCGTCCTTCTTCCGCATCATGGCCTCTCCCCCAAGGGCACCCATCTGGGCCAGGGCCTTGGCGTTGAGGTTCCTGTCCACCTTGTCGGAGATGAAGGTCTGAATCTGCACCATCTGCGGGGTGATCGTAATGGCCGAGTCATCGTACTGCTGGGGGTTGTCCAGCACCGTGGTCTCAGTGACGGCCTGTGCGGCGAGCTGCTCAAAGAGAATCTCCCGCCATCCCGTGCCCGAGTTGGCGTCGAGGTCAACACGGTCCACCAATTGTGGGACTACCGCGTCATACTCACGGCGCGATCGAGCAGAGGCCGCGACCACATCTAATGAGTCCGATACTGATCCGGTGGTTGTGTTTCCTGCTGCCATTTCTCGCTACTCCTTTTAAGCTAGAGTTCGGCCTGCTTCCTTAACCTTCTGACTCCAGGGTACCTCACCGCGTCCGTAGGCTTTCCATAGCTCCTCGCCCCGTAGACCGGTGGCAGCGCCCGGGCTAGGCCCAGTGTCTGTGTCTAAAACGGCGGCCTGCTCCAGGGCTGACTCCCTTGTCTCTGCGACCGCCTTATCTTGCTTTCCTTCCTTGAACTTGCTTACCAGCATCACACCCTCTGCGAAGGCCGAGGAGACACCAGCGATGTCACGATTTTCGTTGGCTTTATTCCAGTCGTTGCGTACCTTCTTCAACTCAGGGGCGCCCTGAAGATCCAATCCGGCCTCGCCTACCAGCTCCCCAAACCGATCCAGTAGGGACTGGTGAGATGCCTCATATCGACCAGAGGCCGCGGTCTGCGCGAACTTGGCCTGGATTTGGTCCACCTCCTCGCCCAGGGATTCACTGTTGTCAGAGCCTATGGCCTTAACTACAGCACCCATGGTCTCCAGGATGGCGTCGATCTTGTGGGTATTATCCTGAATGATGCGCTCCTGGGCCTCCCCCTTACGGAGGTTCCCTCGGAGGGACTTATTGTCCTTCTCCAACTGCACGATACGCTGCTGGGACTCCCCGTTCCTGGCCTGCCAATCAATCTCAACCTCCGGTTGGCCCGTCTCCCCACCCTCACTCTGCGCGGAGTCAGGCATGGGTAACTGCTCCGGGGGGCCTGATGCTTGATCGTCTGCCATATGACCTCCTTGCCTGGGCCCTTTCCCCCAGCCCCTGTATGGGGCCCGGGAGAATAAAAAAGACCCCCTGGTAGTCGAGCTACCTACGAGGGCCTTCTCAGCCTGGGCGACCTAAGCCACCTTATTTTTTATTATTGTTCCTATTGTGTGAACTTGTCAAGTACAACCACCGCCACGTGCCTACGCCCGTGCCTCTTGTCGAGAATGGTCAGGCGACCATCGCGGATGTCGGCCATCTTCACACGCCTATCTATTCCGCAGCAGTCGCAGTATACCGGGGCGTCCTTGGGTCTAGTAACCATATAAGCTCCTGCCCTAAGCCTTGCTAGGCCCTACCCCTAATCAGTGAGAAGGTGGAGAGGAAGACCCGTTTCATAGTCCCACAGCACAGCAAGGGCTTTTAGGTGCGCGTATTGCGGCTGCAACAAGAACATCTCCTGAGCATCCTTCGCTGCCGTTATTATCGAACTATGCACTACGCCCTGAAGTTTAGCACCTTCGGTGCCGACGTCGAATTCCATGTGCATCAAAGGGGTTCTCTTTTGCTCTATTAACGACTGCCTGAGATAGCTGTCAATATGCGCCCTTATGACCTCAGGGACCACATTCAATCTCTCCGCTTCTACATCAAAGACTTTTTCAAAGACATCCCAATAGGGCTCGAGATCCTTACGAGCCTGTATTAGGTCTTTGGCCATCTGTGGAAGGCTATCCTCCCTATATGACCGTATCTCCAGAACGTCTTTCCATACCTCAGGACCCACCTCATTCTCTAGCCTCTTTATCACATCCCTTTGCGCCCTATAGTCATATCCAAAAATCGTGTCAAACAAGGGGATTGGATCTTCCCCCTTTTGCCTTGGGAAGGCATCATCTGCGTTATCAGTAAGAATCCGCATGAGGCGCCAATAGGCAACCACATCCGGCTTTGTCGATCGGGGTGGGTCCTCTAGTTCCTCCCACGCTTTCTTGTACTTCGGTAATGTCTTGAGTCCGTCAATCTTACTCCCCAGGCCGGAGCCAGACTCCTTATAAATCTCCCTGAATCTCTTTGCATTGATCTGACCGGCAGCGAACTGGGTCTCTGCCTCTTCTAGCTCGACCATACGCTCTTTATTCCAGACCTCTATCTGTAGGCCGGCCTCATTAGCGCGGCCTCTTCTTGCAGAGTTCTCCTTATGTGCTTGATACATGGTCTTGCCCTGAGGGTCCCTTTTCTGGTAATACCTCATGCGATGTCCGGGCATCGCATCTGCGGTTATATCCTGGGGGCTCAAGCCTGGATAGATCTCCTGGAATTTAGCTGGGTCTGTCTCATAAAGGTTACGCTCCGCCTCTTCTGCATACTGTAGCCATTCAGCATAACGGGACTGCTCAAAGCCTTTAAGCCCCCAGAAGTCCGCCGCGCCTCTCGCTAAGCTTCCTCTTCCCAACTCTCGCCCCTCCCAAAGGGCAGAGCTAATCCAGAGTGGGACAAAGCTCTCTCCTACAGTCTTGCCTGCGTTTACAGCTCCCTCCAGGCTCCATCCCCCCTCACGGGTCAGGTCTCCCATGAAGTCCTCCCCTGTAAGCAAGTCCAGGCCTTTACCAAGCCCAATACTGAGATTGCTCCTTATAAATCTCAGGGCGGGATTAGACATCCAGTCCTCGGTGAATACCTCAAGTAATGTATCGGGATCAGCAGCAGACTTGGCCAGGATGTTCAGGATGGAATACATCTTAGAGCCCGGGCCTACCCTCTGGCCTGCTATCTCGATCATCTGAAAGTCTGGGTTATACACCCAGTCCGTGCGCTCGATAAACTCTCCATCAGGGCCCCGGACTGTAACCTTTTTAGGTATTACGGGCAACCAGTGTTTATACATCTTCCCGGGGATATCCTTCTGGGGCACCCCTTCGTTGGTATACTTTGCATAATAGAGAGCACCCATCATCAGGGAAATCGCCCCAGCCCCCCGCGCTAGACCCCTACGTGCCAGGCGCCCCCTGATGTTTCCCCGGAACAAATCTAACGCCAGGGCTGCTATCGCACGATTGTACTGAGAAGCTAGCAACGTCGCGCCCTCAATTTGCTGCTGTAGCGGAGATACTCCAATCCTGGATGCCGAGAAGAGCCCCCTGAACTCGTTTACAAAGGCGTCTACCTGTGCGTTAGAGGCGGCATCCGTTGCCATATGCCTAAGGGACTTCTTTAGCTCAATGCCAGCCATGTCCATCCCAAACTCCCAGCCCCTTGCGAATGGCTCTATCACCTTCATGGGGGCCTTCAGGATCTTAGCCCCCGTGTGGGCATACCCGGTATTAGCTATGATTGCCTCGGTGATTTGGTTCCCCCCACCATAGGCCAGTTTCAAACCAGGAGATGACGCCAGGATATCTTGATTCCGGGCGATGTATGCAGCATGAGCCTCAGGGTCAAGCATCCCCCGGACAAATGCTCTCACCATTTTTGACATGGTTATAGGCTGCCCTAAGAGCCATATACCCTGGATCAAAAACAGGGAAGCATCGCCGCCAAGCTTTATGAACCTAGCGAACGCAAGGGGCTTATTGATCTTACGGAGTATTTCCGATTCTTTTCGATCGAGGGTCTTACGAATGGTCTCAGCTATATCCTGGGCGTCAGGACCAGTAAGGATTTTGCCGGCCATTCCAGGGGCGTCTACGGTGGCTTCAAGAAGATCCTTTTTCGAGCTTTGCCTTACAGCCTCCTGCCACAGAGGAAGCACCTCGTCTAGATCGTCGCTGTACTTATTTAGATTTTTCTCCGCAGCTGTCACGGCTTTTAGTAGCCGTAAGGCCTCTACGTCTTTGGCCTTCGCGGCTTTTCGCTTGAGTACCTCCATCCTTCGCAGGGTTGTTCTAATGCCGCCCTGCATTTTCCCAATATCTTTACCGAGGATGTCGGCCTTAGGTCTCTTCGGCCGAAGGATATCGCCCAGGTTAAGGGATCTCAGGGCGTCATCTAGGGAGTCTACCGGAATGGATACCGGCCGATCATTGAGCGCCCTCCATTCAATGTCGAGCTTCCGGGCTTTCTCAACCCACTTCGCTGCGCCTAACCTAGCCACACTGAGTGCCTTTTGTATAGAGGCCGGGCTGGGCATCCAGGGAGTATTGTCGAGAAGCCAACCAAAGGCCCTTTCGTCAGATACTCGGTTGAAGATGGCTTGCGCTTTAAGCATCAGCGCCTCTTCGTCAGGAAGATAACGAAGCCCATCAGCGACAGCCTCCTCCATTGTTCCAGTTTGCTGCCTATGCTTCTGAGCGGACAATCGGGGGTTCCGGGCCCCTGCCATATATTTGGGCCTTTGGACAACCGGCCCATCAATGGTCTCAACCACCTTGCCCCATACCCTCCGGCCCGCAAAAAACGCTCCTTCATCGATGTGCATCTTGACTATATCTATGCCATTGGCGATGGCGTAATCAGTTAGGGCCTCATCGATTTGGTTAAGGAGATCTATATACTTGCGTTGCTCAAGCGTTAGTTCATCGACATATGCGTTGGGACGGTTACGAATATCGTTGAAGAACTTGCCCTTGAAGGGTCCGTCGATGAAGGTACCGGTATCATCCATCTTGCCGAATGTAGCCCGCACATTTCTAAACTGCATCCATGATGCTGTGATACTCTGGACCTTCTGCTTGCCCATATCACGCAATAAAAAGCGGATCGCCATGGCCTTATGGCCTACATTCTCAATATGAGCGATGGGGTTAGCTAGATTGATAACCTTGCCGACAGTCACCTTGAAACCAGGGATGGATTCTAGGCTATCAATCATCTGCTGGATTCTATCTTTGACAAAATGGGCTCCCATCACCTCACCCGCAGTAGGAATATCCCCTACCAGCGCAGTTATGTCCGATGCCGCGGTCACAGGCTTACCTGTGGGCGGGGAGGCAGCTTCTTGTACCGCCTCCCGTGTGATGATGGGAGGGACGGCTTCCTCAGTTGCCTTCACAGTCGCAACTCTGGGGATGGCCTTCTCCCCTCCCGCATAGAAGGAGCGAAGTACTTTGTGGCCCTTGGTCACCGGCCCAATCCCTATTAGGTTAGTAATGTCAAAGAACACTTCTGCGAGACCGCGCACGTACTTGGGAAGAGGGGTAATCTTCTTTGACATTTCAAGTATTTGGTCGAGGTTGGGGAGGCTGCCGTGTTCCGTTTTATACGCTTGAATTTCTTGTATTAATTCTCCCCAAACCCCTTCTCTGGCCGTGATGGCAGTTGGGAGAATTGATCCTTGCTTCACCCGTAGCCGCTTAGCAATCATATCGGCGATAGTATTAATGCCTACCGCACCGCTCACCTCCGCTACCTTCTGGAGGGTTTGAAGGTTTGTCTTGACCGATTCAATTTCATGTTGTATGAGCCTCTTGAGCTGATCCCCTACAGCTTGCCTCGGCACCTCGGTTGGGTAATGGGGCAATATATCTCCTAGTTCTCCAATGACTTCATAGGCCTTGTCCTGAATCTGGGCAATAAGTCCGAGGCTATCTTCATCTTGTGGGAGCATGGCAATAGTTCCAAGAGATCCTGGGGGCACGATGTCTGAGAGGTCCGAGTCCGGGAGTGCCTGGTCAGGGAGGTACGCGGGTTGATCTAAGATATCTGGCCCAGGGGCAGCTTCCGGAGGGGCAGCTTCCGGAGGGGCAGGGGTAGAACCCTGGACATAGAATGCGCTCAGAGGCCCGTATCTAAAGGGCTTTGTAGAAGGAGTCGTCAGGTCAGGCCTGCGTAGCAAGCGATCTGTAGGATCGCCATTGGTCTCTTCGAGGAGGCGGTCGAGATCTTTCTTTAGCTGATTCCTATCAATAAAAAGGTGACCTGGTATGTGTGGCATTACACTACACCTAGACTAGTCAAAGACCGAGCTCCTGAACACCGTTGGCCTCCCCTGTAGCGTTCGTCTCCTCCGGGCCTCTCCGGCAACCACTCCGCCGGGGGTCATCTCGTACTGGCGACGCAGCTCGGGGAGCTCCTCCTCAAGGAAGGACCCAAAGGTGGGACGACGCCTGTCTGGAGCGGCCTGCCTTGCCATGCGTTTTTCTCTGGATCTCTGGCGTGCCTCTAGGCGAGAAAACTCTGCCTGGGCCGCTTGGAAGGGATCAGCAAGCGGGTTAAGCTCTAGGGGAATTGAGGGGGGCTGGGGAACCTCCTCAGCGAAGCGTGTCCCCGGCGACATGACCGGGAGCCCCTTGCGCAGTTCCTCAAGCTCGCGCCTGCGCTTCTCTAGTGCTCGACGGCCTTCGGTGAAGCCTTTAGGCAGAATGGTGAACTCAGGACGGGCACGATACGCGGCCTTCGCCGCAGCAAAGCCCTGCCTGAGCCGACGCTGGACATCCGCCCCGAGCAGGTACTGCAAGAACTCAGGCCGATCGCCCGCAGCACCGAAGGCGGCCTCCTGGAACACGTCTGAGGGAACGGATCGGTAGGACTCAAGAACGTCTACGGCAGTACGCCCCGGGAATTGCCGCAGATCAATCCCCATTTGGGCCAGCTCCTTAGCCGCACTGGCCTCTGCGGCCGCCTCTAACGCACGAGCTTTAGCCATCCATGGGTCAAGTGCCTTTGAATTCATAATACCCCCCTCTTCTGATTGCGCCTCGGGCTTGGGAATGATGGCGGTGCGGCAATATTAACCTCCCTGCCGTCCATCATCTCCCACACAGGCTCAGCGCCCAGGATACTGGGTGGCGCGGTCGGATCGAGTTGTTGCAAGGCCGCCTCTTGTCCCAGTTTGGTCTTGGGATCAGTCATGGCAAACACATCGAGTTCGGCCTGGGAGGGCATCCGAGGGGCCCTATAAATCCCAGTCCTAAGGTCTTCAATCGGGACAAAGATTTCATGCTCTCGGCCAGGAAGTACAGTGTTTGCGGCCCAGGGCCTTTGTGCTAGTCCCTCCGAGGTGATGCCATAACCGGGGGTAAAGGGGTCGGGAGAGGCGAACACATCCTCTGCGAATGCCTCTGCCCCCGCCTGGTATATTGAGGGGTCCCCCTCGCCCGCAATTTGGAAGAGTGTCCTGATCTGCTCCTCGGCCGGTGCGTAGAAGGCCCTCTCCCGCTCAGTGGCGAAGGGGCTGACGATGCCGAGGCTGTTCAGGACCTCAAGCGCGAAGGGACCGGTGTCAGTCCCTGGCTTTCTGGCAACCAGGGCCCTGCTTATCTTCTCCTCCTGCCACAGCTTCTTTTTACTGTCCAGGAAATCCAGGATTTCCTTCTGGCTCACCCCGGCCTGAATGTTACTGAGAACTTCCTGCTTGTGATCCTTGGTGATGCTGCCCGGGGGGATTCCCGCCTGATACAGGAGGTTGGTGAGGAGCGTTTCGGCCTTTCCTTTATCCGTTGCGAGCGCGGCCTGCTCATCTTGCCTTGTCTGCAATGCCTGATCGGTCACCGCCTGTTTCATAACGTATTCAAGTTGGCTACCGGCGGCATCGGCAATACGAAATATCTCCTCGGCAATTTTCTCGTCGTCCCAGCCCTCCTCTATTTGGCCCTTTTGTATGAGGTCTTCAATCGCTCCTATGGTATTAGCTAGATATACTTTATAAGCATCCTTTTGAACGGTACCGGTTACCCCCGCTACCGTTCGCGGCTGATTATAGCGCGCGAACGCATCTGCGACTGCGCCCTTAGGGTCACTAATGGCCTCTTCGATAATCCGCTGTATGTTTGCCTGCCTTCTAGTTCCTGCCTCAGTCTCTCCTGTGGCCTCCCAAATGGTTTGCAGGCCAGTATGACCGCGGTCTCCCTCCATATAAGACACGCCTTGCTTATATAATTCTAGATTCTCCTCGATGACTTTTACGGACTGGCTGTAAAAATTGCCGGCGCCGAAGCTGGGATGCAATGACCGATCTTCTACGTCAAATTGTACTGCCTGAGCACGAGCGAGAAATAAAGCGATGTCAGCACGTTCTTTAGGTGTTCCCTTCCCCGAATCGGATATTATCTCCCGCTCTGCGTCACCCATGAGGTCAGAGTCTATTAACGCACGCGTATAGTCCTTTGTCCGTTCTCTATGAAGGGCAGAGCCAGGGAATCGGTCTATAATGCTCTGGGCCCTATCGACCAGGAGACCAATCTCGATTAACTCCGGGTTGTCCGGATCAGCTTTTACTTTGAGTTCTGAGGGCTTAAACAGATTTTTCTTAGCGGCATGATATACATTTAACGACATTCGGCCATATTCAGTCATCTCGAGACGAGGTTCCCTCTCCGCTCCTGCCGAAGGCATCATCAACGTAGTTTGTGGAGGGATAATGCCGCTATATATCCCACGCTGGACCACGTCGTAGAGTACCTCTATCGCCTCCTTCTCGCCGTATCTAAGGTCTGCATCTACCCCAAGGGCCGGTAGCAGATAGCCTTTGATGAGCTCTTCATCAGAGATTACATATTCGCCCGTTATGGGCTCTCCCGTTCGAGGGTCCACCATTAGCTTGGTTGCACCCTCGTAATGATATTTCAATCTCGCCTCTTTAAGTTCACGAATAGTCCACTTCTTAACGGGCTCTCTGTTCAGCCCGTCGATTATTCTCTGAAGGTCTCGGTCGTCGCTATGAAATTTATTGTGAGACATTTCTCTTCAAGTCCTTTGCGTTGATACCCATCGACTTGATCTGGCGAAGGAGGGGGTCATTACGTTCGTTCCGAATGCCTTGCTCCTCTTTCTTAGAGGCGCTGTCCTCAATTGTCTTTAGCTTGGCCCTGATACGGGCCAGGATCATGGCCTCCTTGGATAGTGGCATCAGAAACCTCCCGGCATGCCCATCTCAGGGCCCAAGGCACCGTTAGTGGGCAGTCCTGGCACCTCTCCTGGTGCCTGTCCCGGTGGTTGTCCCGGTGGTTGTCCCGGTGGTTGTCCCGGTGGTTGTCCCTGGGGCGGGCCCGGTAGTGGGCCTTGCGGTGGGCCCTGGGGTTGCAGTCGCTCAGAGGATGGGCGCTGCTGCTTGGCACGCGTCATCTCGTCCCTGAGCCTAACTGACTCCTCGTAGTCCTCCTCATCACCGATCGCCTGGGCGAACTTCCTGGCCTTGACCTGCACGAGGAAGGGATCCTCCTCGTACAGCTCCTGTAGGAGCCTCAGGTCCGCCTCGGTCTCGTTCTCGATCCGTGCGTAGTTCTGTCGGTAGTCCGCCTTGGAGATAATGCGCCGGTCCGCCTCCGCCATCCCGATCCTCTTCAGCTCCATCTCCATGATGACATCGATTTGCCCGAAGGAGACCCGAACGGGGTAGAAGTGCTCTATATCGGTGGGGCGCAGAAGCTTCCCCTTTGTCCCTATCGTCTGCTTGAGCACCGAGTCCACCACCTGTAGGGTCCTGGTCCCCATGATCGACCACAGGTGCTCGTTCTGGATGGACGGCGCCGTGTACTTCTTCTGTGCCTGGGCGTTTATCATCCCCTGCTGGCCCACCGTTATCACCCCCGGCTGGCGACGGCCCATGAGGTCACGTACCGATGTTCCCAGCTCGATGTCGGCCTCGTACTCGGACCCCAGGTCGGCCAGCCCGGACTGTATCTGGGGGGTGGGCATGATGCCGAAGTCCCCCTCGTCCCCGTGGATGATGTCCCCCCGCTGTAGCTGCTGTGCCACCTCGGTCGGCTCACGGGAGGAGCGTATCTGAGCGAAGGCGTTCGACATGAGCAGCTGGTGCCGCGCTATGGATCGCTGTGCCTGGAGCCGGATGGTGTCCATCGTGGAGTGGAGTATCCCAACCGCCATTGACGAGGGGTCCACCTTGTCGGATGAGGTGGACTGCCTCCCGAAGCCCGCATAGGCCTGAATGAATGGCACGTACCCGAGAGGGTTCCTCTCCGTGTATAGGTCCTCCCCGTCCAGCAGCTTTACGTGGTGCCAGGACTCCGTCCAGTAGTGCAGAAGCGTGAGGGTATCATAGGGGTCCTGCCGGGACCCGACGTGGTACTCCTCCGCGTACTTCCGGGACTTGGACTTCCTTGCCGTGAGGTCCTGGACGTCCCGGGCGCACATGGTCTGTATCTCCACGGCGCGGGTGGGCTGCTTCCCCTCAAACGGATTAAGCAGGACCTGTGCCGGGTGGGGTGTGCGATACCGTATGGGGTTCCAGTTGTTCTTGTGGGCCTGGAAGGCCATCTCCCGGGTATCATACTCCTCATCGGTCTCTCCCTTGTACCTCCTAGGAGGACGGAGATAGGGATCAACGAGGACCGGTCCCTTGTACACCACATACCCGAGGTAGATCAGGTTCCCCGCGCCCTCCCGTGCGGGTATGTAGTCCTCGCGGAGGGCCGAGTCCTCCATGATCGCCTGTAGCCCCAGTTCGACCGCGTCCGATCTCCTCTGATGGGCCTCGCCGGTGCCGATCGGGTCACGGTGAATCTTGGGGTGGAAGGACATGAAGTTGTTTATGGCCGCGTCCACCGTGGATGTGGGGGTGGATGGGCGGTAGGAGGGGCGCCCTGACCTCTCCTCCCCGTCCACACGGGGCCAGACCTCGTATGTCCTCTCCCGGTAGGAGTCGTATGTGGCCCAGTTCCTGTGGGCGGCCGACCACACCTCACGGAGGTGATCGTACTCCCTCTGTACCTCGTCCCCTGATGGCCGTGCTTCATCCGGCATTGTGCATCACCTGCTCCTGGGTCTTACCCCCACCTGGACTTCAGCACCACCACCTGGTTCATGCCACTGGATGCGTGCTTACGCATCTGCCACGCGATGGCGACCGCGGTGGGGTAGTCGTCGTGTGCGCCGCGCTGGGCCTGAGTCCACCCGTTCTCGTCGGTTATCATGGTGGCGAACTGCGCGAGCCCATCCGCGTCGGGAATCGTAATCAGCCGCGCCTTAAAGGCCTCCTTCAGGTCGTCCCACAGCACATAGTGCGACCGGGTATCGGTGTGCCACCCGGTCTTCTTGACACTGCGGCCCGCGGTCCGCTTGTACAGATTGCCATAGTCCAGTGCCAGGGCGGTGTCGATGCAGGCACGCCCGATCCCGTTGTCCTCAATCCCCCATATCGGGGACTGGTAGAGCCTCAGCATCTCCACCGAGTGCCAGGCCAGGTCGGACGCCGTGAGGTGCTTGCTCATTATGGACGCCACGACGTACCCGGATGCCTGATCGAGGATCACCGTGACACCGTAGTCCCCCCCAACGCCCGCGGATGGGTCCGTGGCCGCCATGTACCGGCGCCCGGGAACCCACTTCTGGAATATCCTCACGGGCCCACGGGTGATGACGGGGTTCCTGGTGTACATCTTGAGGTCCTCCAGCGCGTCCGGGTCGAATGCGGAGGAGGCACGTGCTGGCTTGAGGGCCTCATCGATGGAGTGTGGGTACTCCTGCTCCATGAACAGGTCCGGTGTGAGCCCGGTAAGATCGAGCACGGGAATGGATGCCTTGGTTCTGGCGTACCACTCCTCGTCACGGTCCGGCCGTGCGGTCCATCCCGCGAAGAGCCGGTGCCACCCGTTCGCGGGGGAGCCAACGAAGGTCTCCCGGAACACGGACGCGGCCTTGCGCTTGTTTATGGTGGACCCGCGTATGACCTGCCCGCCCGCGTTGACCGATGGCTCGATGGCCGCCACCGATGCCGCGTCGTACTCGTGGAAGTCCGCCTCGTCCTGTATCACAAGAGTGGCCGTGAGGCCCCGGCCCGCGTCCTCAGTGGCGGGGAGGGCGAGAATGGACGCGTTTTGTGCGTCCGGGTAGGTAAGCTCCCTGCGTGAGTCCGTACCAAAGGGGAGCTGCCAGGACGGGGGGAGCTCCTTGAGTATGAACTTGGACTTGGACAGAAGGGCATTGGACTCGTTCTCGCCCCGTGAGAGCATGAGGCTCAGCGATCCGGGCTGGAACCTCATCACCCACGCGGCCCGTGCCGCCACCAGCCAGGAGAACCCCAACTGCCGCGCCTTGAGATAGGCGATCCACCTGTGATCCTCCATGGCCGCTGCCAACTCGATTAGGTGCGGCCACTTCTCGAACCGTATCCGCCCCCTGCCCGGTGGGGGCTCCATTATATAGACGTGATTCAGGAAGTGGGGGAAGGACTGCGCGGCCAACTGGAACTCGGCCGATCGTCCCAGGTCCATCACCCTCTGGTCGTCTAGCGCAACCGTATTAGTCATGGGACTCCTAGAGGCCGGCCCGCCTACGGCCTGCGCCGTGTGGCCGACGTATAGTTTGACTCGCGCGCCGGCCTGCTAGCGGAGGGACGACGGCCGCGTCGTCCCTCCGCTATTAGCTTCTCGAGAGCACCCAGAATCTTTAGCAAGGACTGTCTCTTGGTACCACTGGGTGCCTTACGGCGTGGAGTAGCGGGGCGGTCCCCACCCCATGTCCCCCTCTGTGTGGGGGTAAGGCGCTTCTTGGCGGTTGCCTTCCTCTTTATTACAGCCATAACTCAATCCCCCTCCATACTAGGCTAGCCCTGAGGCAGTTGTCGCAGTTGACACATAGGTTACAGCGGCATGTCCCACACCGTTCCAGGGCCACATCCCACCCGTCACAGAGACATGCGTGGCACACCTGAGTAAATTCGTTAGTTTCGTTAAATTCGTAATTCTTAACCCCCGGCTCTACAGCACCGGCTCTATGTTGCCGATGATCCTTTCGCCAATCCACCGGGCTACGGGCGCTGTGACGGCGTCTCCGAGACCAGCGTATCGCCTTC